GCGAAAGAGGCAAAGGCAATAGGCTTGAACAAAGTGAAAGCCAGCGTCTTGAGGCGCTGGCCGGTAGCATGGGCTTATAGCCCTAGAGCAAACCACCCGTTGGACGGGTGGTTTTGATTCATTTCGCCCGACCAGTTTGACACTTTGTGTCAACGGTCGATGGCTAATTCTATCATTTTCCCTTTCAGGTAAAAGATAGAATACAGCCTGCGTTGCAGAAGTTGTCAGAGTATGCGCTATCTGATTGCCGACTCTGCCACGCCTTGAATTTTGTCCCGAAAAGACTGTATCAATGCTGTCACCGTGATATGCGATCTGATAACCGTCTTTGGTTTTAGACTTTATCGGCAAGCCGAAGTTTTCAGTATTTTCAATAAGATAAAGTCCCGAATGACCGCCGAAACCGCCCGAACCGCTTGTCAAAGTACAACTTAGTCCTTTTGATGAGTAGATTCGTTCACCTTGCGTTGGCTTTTCTTTGTATAAGAGCTTTTCCGCTTGTTTGCGTGAAAGATAATACTTCTCCGGCACATTGTCCTCTAAGATATCCGATAATAAACACTCGATTTCGTGATTGGGGTACTCCGAAATTTTTGCTGTTAAGTACCTGCCAGCACACATCATACCCCTCGTCGGTGCAAGCTGTGCTTACTCGTTTCCAACCGCAAGCGGTTAAAAACTCGCACGCTATGCTGCACCTCCTCTCCCCAAAAAGCTTAATGCTTTTCGCGGACCCTGTATTCAATGTATTGAGGATTGTTTCAAATGTTTTGCCTGAGTCATGGTTAAGCAATCCGGGAACATTTTCAAGGAAGAGATACTTAGGTTTTTTAACGGCAGTAATTCGAGCAATCTCAAAAAACAGCGTTCCTCTTGTATCGTCAAATCCTTTTCTTGCTCCCGCGATTGAGAAGGACTGACAGGGGAATCCTCCGACCAAAAGGTCGAAATCGGGTAACTGTTCGGGTACAATTTTTCTTGCGTCATCAAAGTAAAGTTCACCTCCTGTATCGTACATTGCTTCATATGCCTGCTTTGCATACTTATCAATTTCGCAGTATCCGACACACTCAAAACCACCAATGGCTTCAAGTCCCGAACGAAAACCGCCTATACCTGCAAACATATCAAAAAATTTGATAGACATAAATCTTCATTCCATACGAAGAATTATATATTAAAAAACACCTCACATTCGCATAGTCATTCCATTATCCTCATCAGGAGTTTCATCTTCAACTTCTGACATGGATTGGTTTTCTGCTTCGATTTCTTCCTGTGTGAGCTTTCTGAATGAATCCTCTCCGGGAACGACTCCAAGTGAACGACCATTGTCCCACTCGGGGAATATCGTTCCCATTGAATCAACAAATTTTACTGTTCCTCTTGTTCCTGCCAGAACAGGTGCGTAAGGGTCTTTCATACTGATAAGCTCAATTCTTGTACCCGGCGGATACAATTTCTTTGTGCTTTCAGCTATTCTGCGCTGTCTTTCATATTCGTTCAAGTTATACATCTCCTATTTTTTTAGTTTTGATTCAAGCAATATCCATTAGTAGGACTCCTGATTTTTATAGTCATAAAATCAACCCCTGTCTTTCTTATTTCTGTTTGTGTTAAGTTTTTTGTTGTCAGAGAAATGTAAGATTTCATTTTCATCACACTCAACATTGCGCCTGTCAAAATTAGGCTTCTGCCGCATCTCTCTTTCAAACTTCCTGAGTTCGGGCGTGTCGGTAAAATACATTTAAAATCATTCCTTTCAATTTTTTGTAAATAAAAAAAGGCAACCGTTCTAATCAAAAAAATTAAAACGATTGCCAAATAAAAAAAGAGCCAATTACCATATCTCTAAAATAAGAAATATAATGATTGACTCATATATTTGATAATATTAAATTAAGCAGATTAGCGAAAGTAATCAGTTTTCTTTACCTTTAACTAAATTTTGTAGCTTTTCAACAGCTTCATCTTTAGTTTCAGAATCCTTCACTATTTGGATAATTGAGTTCATAAGAACATCAAATTGTTTGTCTTTCATATTTTCGAACTCCATATCTTTTCCTTTCCGATAAAACAATTATCACTTCTACCGGAAATAAATTTTGTATATAAGTAATTGAGGCTCATAGAAAAACTATAAGCCTCTTGTGGCTCCCCCAACTGGGCTCGAACCAGTGACATCATGATTAACAGTCATGCGCTTTGTTTTGAAAAAGTCAGTGTTTATCGGAATTTTCGGACTTTTTAAACTGTGTTTGTAGTAAATCTGTAGTAACTGCTGAAATTAAAAAAATATTTACTTTTTTAAAAAATATTTCAAGAAAACCACCAGCATATGTTGAAAAGCTCATAATTCGTGAACTTGAAAGGATTGCAACAGAAAATAATAACAAATAACAAATTCCCCTCACCTATCTTCAATGACAGTGTGAGGGGAGTTTTTGCAATTATGTGTTTAATATGTAGTTTATTTAGTCGCTGAATTTATTCTTTCCTCGGCAATTTTGTAATACTTTTTGTCAAGTTCAATACCAATAAAATTACGGTTTGTGTTTATGCAGGCAATTCCCGTCGAACCTGAGCCCATAAAGCAATCGAGGACGGTTGCGTTTTGCAAAGTAGTTTTTTCAATTAAAAATTCAAGGAGCTTAACAGGTTTTTCGTTCGGGTGAATTAATTTACATGGTGGTACTCTTGAAACAGAAATTAAGTCCTGCGGTCGTCCGTTTTTGAATTTAAAATCATCGTTCGGTATCCAAATAATACTCTCGTATCTGCCGCCAAATTCCTTTTTTAAATTTCCCATACCGTGACTTTTCTTGTCCCAAATGAGAACATTTTTAGGTTTTAAACCGTTATGAATGAACTCGTCAATGAAAATCTGCTGAACATCCCAACGGGTAAAGCACAAAATACCACCTGTTTTTGTGATTTTGGACTTTATCAACGGTATAAAATCTGTAATAAAAGTTCGGTCATTCAAAACTTTAGATTTTCTTTTACTCTTATCATTATGCCACCTGGACTGAAAATCAATCCCATAAGGCGGGTCTGTCAGCAACAGGTCAACGCTGTTATCGGGCAAAGTTTTCAACACTTCAAGACAATCGCCTTGATATAAATTTACCGTTTTCGTCACCCAATTTCTTTATTTATGGCATCCGCACCGCCACATAAAATTTGCAACGGTGCGAAATATTTAACATCAGCTGAGTGCCTTTTTTGCGTTGGCGATTTTGCTGTCTTTTGCTCGAATACCGTCATTGATAAGATGATAGATAGCATTGATTGTCTTCTCGCCGACAATGCCGTCAACCGTGACCTTACCTGCTCTCTGTGCTTCTTTGACGGCCTTCAAAGTGCCGTCGCCGAAACCGTTTGAATTATCGACTTTTGTTTTAATGATTTTCATGTTGTATAAAGTAATCAACTGTTTCTTGAATGCAAGTGTTGCCGTATTGTGTGAACCGAATTTAATCATTTCCTCATTCTCCTTATTTGATGTTTTACCGCCGAGCTGTGCGGTTACTTCGTCTGCAAGATTGCCGAGCCTGTTATAGAGCCAGTCGCCCGGACAGGATTTATTTGCAAACCACCTATGTACAGTCAAGACCATTTCGCCTGATTTTGGCGAATAGTTTAAAGTTTTGTCCTCGTTACCGAACCAAAGCAGTTTAGTCTTGCCGTTACGCTTGCAGATGTCAACGCAGAGTGCAATAAGTTTGCTATACACCTTGCTGTTCATGGTGTACGGAGCTACCGTGTCGCTTGCACATTCGATTGTGACTGCACGCTGGTCATTTGCGTTTGATGAACTACACCAAGAGCGATTGCCCTCATCAACACAAAGCAACACTCTGCCGTCATAGCCGATTCCGTAGTTACAGCTTGCCTCATTTTTCGTGTTCATAAAGATATTACCGAGGGTTTCGACACTGCACTGACCTACAACGCAATGCGGAGTAATGCGGTCAATACTGTGTGTGCGTTTACCGCTGTGATTTGGACTTAATTTTGTGTAATTAACAAGTTTTGAATTACTCATGTTATTCCTCGCTTTCGCAAATAATTTTTTTGTTTTCAAACTTTTTGTATGCATCAAGATACATTTCGTTTTTATCGCCATTGTATGTGCACTCGTAGTACATACCATCGTGTAATGTTGTGCTGATAAGGCATTTGTGGTTTTGCAAAGTCTTACATGACCACACAACAAAGATGTCAAAAATAGGTGTACCATCTGACTTATCTAAGTGATTTAAAACATACTTGCTTACCTCTGAGATTGCAAACTCAATAAAATTTGCATTTGTCATAATTATTCCTCACTTTCTGATACTTCGGGCAGTCCTGCCACCGATGTCAGCACAGACAACACACCTGCAAGCAGAGATGCCGAGCCTACTGCAAGCCAGTTTACATCTGTCATCACGGCTGATACACCGATTGTTGCAATAGCTGTCTGAGCAACAGTCTTAATCGCTCTGACCGCCGTAGCTTTCGCCCAATTTCTGTTAAAAATCTTTTTCATTTTCATTCTTTCCTTTCGTTATTTTTTTCAAGGTCTTCGATCCGATGATTGGCAACCTTAATTTCTTCGTCCACAACCGCATTGTGCTGTTCAATCGCATATGTGCGCTCAATGAGATTGTTATGTTTTTCAACTTTCTTTTCGAGCTGTTCGATTCGATAGTTTGACATTCGGTTGCTTACACAAATACCACCAAGAGTGCCAACTAAAGTACCAAACAGCGATATAACCGATACAATTACTTCGGGTGTCATTTTACTTCAATCTCGCTTTCTATCGGCTCGTCAACGGTTGGATTATCGCCCCAAACTGCCATAACGGCATTGTAATATTCATCAGACAGCACCGTTTTGATCTGTCCTCTGCCCGATTTGCTGTTCATGTATGCGTTGCGGATGTTTCCGCCTACCTGCATTTCTTCACCGTTAAAGGTCAAAAACTGTTGTCTGAGTACCGACACGCTGTCCTTCGTGAGCATATCGAGTGTGATTTTTTCTTTAAGTTCCATTTTTTCATACCTCCGTTATTTTTATATTTTGTAAATCAAAGAAAAGTTTACCTGCTCATCAGCGACGAAATTATAAGCCTGTTTATTGAGCGGAGTAAACTGCAACCAAGCAGATTTATTTACGCTTCCTCTGAACATTCCGCCGTTTTTGCTTATGCCGATATCATGAACAATCACATCCGATTTGTTTGAGAAAGGCATATTGAGCAAAGCTATTGCAGATGTTCCGCCTAAAGATGTTGCGTTCATAATGACGGTGGCATTTACAATAACGATATCGCCAATTTTTTCATAAAGGCAAGTTGCAGATTTTATTTTATCAATCTGAGTAGAGTACGGAGTAAGAGTAGCTGTACCGAGTTCGATATTTGACGAATCGTATTTAGTTGCCAAGGCGGTTTTATCGGCTTTAACAAGTAGAGCGCTGTAAACCGCACCGCTTGTGAGATAACACGGGCTGTTATTCTTTGGTTCGCTGTCGAACGACATTGAATCGAGCTTTCGGGCAATACTCTTGTCTGTTTTATCAAGCCTTGCTCCAAGTGAATTAGAACTTCCTCTTGCCGTGGCTATTTCGGTTTCAAGTGCAATTGCTCCGTCTGTTGCCCGTTCAATCCCCTCGTCCATATGGTTGAGGTTGTCGGCAGTCAGCGGAGTTGCTGTTGAGGGAGTATTTTCCCAGTTCATTCGTGTGTATTTGTTCAATTTCTATTCTCCTTTCGCTGTAATTTTGTCTGTGAGTGCCTGTATGCCTGTAAGCTCTCTTGACAGCACATATGAAGTCACGGTTGCGGTTTGCGGAGTGCCGTCAGCGTTATAGGCATAGTTGCCGTCAGCGTCGGTAACATAGTATTTGATTTGCACCATATCGCCCGGCTCAACCCACAATCTACCGTCAAGGGTTGCCTCGATAGGCTTATAAATTTTATGGTGTATTCGCTTGCCCGTATCGCCTGAAAACAAATTTTCAAACTTATGTACCCACGCACCGCCTTCGTTATCGTTTTCCTGCCATACAAGAATGTTATCTGTCATATCATAGGTTTTACCGCCTAAAAACTTGTAGCTACGCACCTTTGCGGTTCGTGTAGCACCTCCGATTGCAAAGTCAACAGTCCCGTATGTACCGCTTGACTTTTCATCAGCATTGAATGCCTCGTGAAAGTCATATTTTTCTGCTTTTGTTGTATCGGTTTTAAGGTTGACAAAAACAATGTTACCGCCTTTTCGGTTATCGGGTTTAACAAAAGCAAACACACCGAGCATTTCCGCTGTATAATTAAGCAATTGACCGTAATTAACCTTTTCGGAATCATTAAGCCATACTTTGTTAAAAATTTTCATATTCTTAACAGTCAGATTCTCAGCCTTGTTGATAACCTCGTTAAGTAAACTGTCGGATAAAAAATGGGCGTCAGGTAGACCACATAGGTTAGTAAATTTTTCAGAAACCATTGCCAACAGTGCATAGACCGAAGTGCTGTTAGAATTGTTATTCCAGAGCTTTTGCAGAGCGTTTGTACAGTCGGTTTCATAAAGCTGTGAAATCACATCATAGGCGGTTATGCTGATTTTGTTCTGATCCGTTTTATTGACCTCGGCTTTGTCAATCATACCGTTAAAAATGCACCACGACTTTGTTGTCACGGCTTCGCCCGGATAGAGCGTGTCGCTTGGATATAATGAACTGCTCGGCAGTATCGGAGAGCCTGACGGAAAAGTTTGTGTCAGCTTAACTAAAATCCAACAACCGACAAGTTTTGAAACATCAAAAGTTCTGTCAACGGTGTTCAGCAATCCGATTTTAAATTCGGAAGCAATGCAACCTCCGAACTTTAACTTGTTTTCGTCACAAATCGACTGCTTAAGGCTCATACTTTCGCTTTCAATGTTGGTTTCGGTGATGACATCAAACTTGCTGTCAGATGAAAAGATTTCGAGCTTGTTTGAAATCAGCTCGTTAATAATTTTCTGCTTATGCGTACTTGAAACGGATAGCAATCTGTCACCCCCTTAATACTCAATAAAAGTGAAAGTCACGGCATTGTATATGATGTTGTTTTTGGTGATTTTCTTGACCTGATAGGTGATGTCGGGCATATAGGCGGTCATTGTGCGATATGCAAGAAGTTCATCGTCCCAATACTCAACACGGATTTTACGCTGTTGAGAGTTATCCCACGAACTATTCAAAGCACTTCTAATTGACTGCATTTGTGCAAGGGCGAGTTCATCAACGGTTGTAAACTCAATTCTCGACTTGTAATTTGGCGAAGTTGTTCGGTGCAGAAGATTGTTGCTGTCACGGTATGCCTTAATTTCGGTTCTCTGGAGTGGAGTGCCGTTGTAGTTATCCTTTGCAATAAGCTCGTGCGGAAACAGCTTACCGCTCTTAGGGAACCTTATTAAATAACCTTTAAAATTTGCCATATCATCATCTCCTAACCTAACGCACCGACACCGTGACGCTTTTTGACTGCGTTGTTGCGTTTTACAATGTTGTTAAAAATCACTTCGCCGTCAAGATTTACAGTAAGGTTAATGTCACCGCTGTCACCTGTTGAGCCTATCTCTGCCATAGCCTCAATAAGTGCCTGTTTGATAGTTGAAATCGGCGAAACAACCTCAGCCTCACGCTTGTTATCACCGAGTACGGCAAGAAATTCACCGTAATTTGCCGGAACAACCGTACCTGTGGCAAGTCGGGGAACTGTAATGTTAGGCAGTCCAACATTGCCGTTTACGCCCCCTAACGCTTCATAAGCAATCTTTGCCGCTGTACTCATTCCGCCTGAAATAGCACTGCCGAGGCTGTTGAACGGACTAACAAAATTGTTGATAAAGCCTTCCGTTTTGCCCAAAATCGAATTAAAAGAATTTGTAAACACATTTCCCAAGCTGTTCATACATACCATAAGGTGAAGCTTCATGGAATTAATACCATTAATCAATCCTTGCATAACATATACACCTGTTTTGTATGTTTTCTTTGACGGTGAATGACAGTCCACACCGTCTTTGCCGTTAAGAGCGTCAAGATATGTAGAGGCTGTTTCAAGACCTTTTTTTCTAACATCTCCGATATATTCTTTGACACCTGTAGACATGCCAAAAACCATATTCTTGCCCGAATCCTTGGCAGCTTGTGTAAGATTATCCAAAGACTTCCACTGTGATTTTTGAACCTGTTCGGTGCTGATAAGACCTGCATTATATGCCATAAGAACCGCAGAGGCATCACTGTAATTACCGTTTACAACTGCCTGCATTCGCGCAAGGTCTGAACTGTTAAGCTCAAGTTGTGCCGCTTTTTCACAGGTTTCATCGTAACCTAAACTTGCTTCGTCAAGTTCAGCCTTTAACTTATTGTATTCTTCTCTTAAATCTCCAACGGTAGCATTTTCTTTTGAAACAGTACTTTGCCAAGTATAAAAATCAGGATATTGCAGATCATCTTCATTAAAATTCCATTTTTCTTTCCATTTATCAAAAGCTTGTTGTGCTTGTTGATATGCAATAGCCGCATTGCTGACATCCTTATTCGACTTAATCATAGCCTTTGAGTTTTCTTCTGCTAAATCGGCTAACGCACTTGAACTTGCGACTTGTTTATATTTCAAGATAAGTTCGTCAAGTTTTGTTATGATTTCATCGGTATTACCGTTTATACGAATTTTGCCTTTATCATCTTTTGATATGTACTTATCCCAAGCTTTTTCAAATTCAGGGTACTTGTCAGAAAAATACTCGCCGATAGTTTCAAGCTCTGCCTGTTCCTCAGGCGTGAGATTAGCCTTTTGCAAGAGTTCATCAAGACGCTCTTTGTAATTGTCAATAACTCCCATATCCGTGGAAGTATTATCAAGCGATTCTTTGATTTCGTCGCATAAAGTGCTGACATCTTCTTTACACTGATTAACTGCGTCAACGTACCCTTGCATTTCCTCTGTTGCCTGTATGAATCCGAGCTTTTCGAGTTTTTCATCATTAGCAAGTTTAATAGCAGTCACAAGACCTGTCAGCGCACTTGCAACACCGCCTACAACAGCAAGGACAGGGTACGTTCTAAAAACAGTAAGCATACCGTTTATTGCGTTTTTTATCATGTCTATGCCTTTTGCAATAGCTTGTGCAGTTTTAAAAATCACAAGAGCTGTGCCGAAACTGACTAATGCTCCTGCAAGCGCCTGCAAAGCGTCTGCACTTATTGAACCTACCATTTTACCCAAAAGCTCTAACGCTCCTGCAAGGGCTTCTACAAGTTTCGGAACTGCTTCTTCAATTGTCCATTTTGCAAGTGGGAGAAGAATATTCTTGTATGCCTGTTTCAGCTTATCTCCGCAGGCTTTGAGCAAATCCCTGAACGCCTGTCCGAGGTCGGCAACGGCTGATACAAGCGGTGACAAATCAAGACTTTCAAGCCATTCAAGGCGAATTTCTGACATATCGCTCAAAAAGCCTGTGGTATCTTCAACAATGCCAAGGATTGCTTCCCAAATCTTTTTGCCCGATTCATTTTTGTCCCAAGCCTGTTTGATTTTAGTCCGCAGAGTTTTGGTGTAGTTGTTGCAGTTTTTGATAATATTCAGAATATTAGTCCAAATTCTCTCACCGGTGCCGTTATTCCAAACTTTGCGAAAATCCTCTGCAATCGTGTTTACAAGTTCAAGCAAGCTGTTCCATTTGTCGATAATGGATTGCACAACCTCGTCACCAAGTCCTGCCTTATTCCAAGCCTTTGTAAACGCTCCCGAAATATCACCGATGATGTCAAAAACATTTTTCAAAAGCTGTTTGATGTTTCCGATAATCTTTTCGCCTGTGCCGTTTTTCCACACTCTCTTCCACGATTCGCCGATTGAAACAAAAGCATTTTTCAGATTATTCAAAGCTCTTTTAATGCTGTCAAAAACCTTGTTTGTACGCTTTTCAATCGCTGTTGCGGCAGTATCAAGTGCGTTGACTGCGGCTTTAGATGATTTCTTTGTGGGGCTGTTTACTGCTGTGCTGTCATCTGATGAACTGTTTTCAAGGCTCATCACATTAAGCCTGTCAAATCCTTGAAGATTGTCTTTAATTTCCTTTGTCTTTTTCGATGTTGTGGCAAGTGCAGAGTTTGCACTCTTTGTTTCGTCGGTGAGGTCTGTCATTTCAGAGCTTGCGGAATTTGCGGAATTGTCGGTTGCAGATGAATAGCCGAAAACCTGTTCCGTAAAGCTTTTGAATTTTTCCGTTGCAACATCTAATTTTTCGATAAAGGAATTAAGATTTTTTAACAGCGGAGAAAACACATTGATAAGACCTTGACCGAGTGTAGCTTTCAGGCTGTCAAGTCGGAGCTGTAAAATTCTTGTCTGATTTGCCCAACTGTCCTGCGTTCGGGCAAAGTCACCCGTCGCATTGGCGAGCTGGTCTTGAACAAACTTGTAACGCAATGTTACTTTTTCGGCTTCGGTCATTTTAGCTGTGGTCTTACCGTAACCGTTTGCAAGGGCATAGCTGTCAAGCGCAGTCTGTGTCATTACGATGCCTAAATCTTTTAAAGTTTCGGTTTCGCCCGAAAATACTGATTTAAGTTTTGTATAGGCTTCGTCCTGTCTGATGTTGTAGAATGAAGCAACATCGCCTGCAAGTCCTGTCAGCGTGGTTGACATATCATAGGCTTCTTTCTCTGTAAAACCGAAAGCCTCAGCCATTGAGCCGAAAGTACCGACATACCGCTTTGCCATTGTTTCGGACAAACCAAAAGAATTAGCTGCACTTTTTGCCCACTTGTCAACCTGTTTGGTCATTGCCGGAAAAGTAACATCAACAACATTCTGCACCTCCGCAAGGTCAGAACCAAGCTCAATGCACTCTTTGCCGAAATTTGTAATTGCATAAGTGCTGAAAGCAACAGCGGCAGTTTTTGCAAAGGTCTTAAGCTGATTTTTTACCCTTTCGATTGATTTGGTAACAGTAGTATTAACCTGTGCCAAACCGCCGTTAAAACCCGATGTATCAAGTTTCGTGTCAAAATTCAGATAACCGTCAACCACCATATAATCACATCCTTTCATTTAAAAATGGGCATAAAAACAGCGCACACCGTTATGATGTACGCTTAAAAATTTTGCAAAAGAACAGCCACCCCGTTTGGAGTGGCTTTTTGTTTAAGGTTTAAAAGTTACTGTTTCAGAATCAAAATCATGCGAGTCATCGTCCCAGTTAAAAGCATGTAGAGATAAATCAATTGTTTTAACATCCGTAATATCATTGTCATCAAGAAAATCGGTTTCTATAGTAAATCCGTCATTTACTTTTTTACTGCTGTTTACTTCTACCGACATCGTTGGTTCACACATGTAACCATTTATTGAAACATTACGTAGTTGAAATACATAATCGTACTTTGAATTGTTTTCAATATACAGCTTGACTTTTTTTCCGTAAGCTGTTTCTTCAATTCCTTTATAAACAACTTTTACATCGTGGGATTTTATTATAGTTTGTCCATCACTTTTGTTTTTGCTAACTTTTTCGGTTACGGGTTCTGTTTCGGGAGCAATTGTAGTTTCAGGTTCATAAGAAGAGTTATCATCATAACTTTCTTCAAAGTCAGAATATTTGTATTTTTCATCATTGTACATGATAGATGTTATTGTAATAGTTGGCATTTGGAAAACATCACTGAAACCTTGATATTCACCAAAACAAGTAACCTCTTGTTCATCTAATAAATTATCAGCTTTATCGGTATCTCCACCTTCTACAAAGTATGTCAGCCACCTACCGTTGTCCTCTGATTGTACTGAAAAGCAAAGCAGTCCCGAATAAGTATAAACACTTTTAACCTTACCCTTAATATATATTTTTGTACCTGCAAGACCATTATCCTCTGCATACGAGTTATAAGTGTCAAAATCTCCATACTTATATCCGTCAATGTCATTTTTATTTGAAACAGTTTTTGTAGTTTCAATATTTGTTTCTGAACTCGCATTACCTGCCCCATTACCGCAACCAACAAGCGATACTGCAAAAACTGCGGTTAATGCTAACGCTATGAGTTTTTTCATCATTCATCCTCCTAAATGTTAAAACAATATAGTTTTTACTTAATCATACACTAACATTTAGAGAATGTCAACAATATGTGATACGATACTACACTACACGAGCGAATTTATGAAGTCAAGTTCCTCTTTATCTTCTGCTGTGAGTTTGGGCTTTAGGTCGATAAGTTCTTTATGTTCATTGTAGAAATCCCGTTCGGTTTTGTCGAGCTTCTTATGCTTTGCCTTTTTGGTGCGAATTGAAATCACCTGTGTAAACAAGCCGTCACCCACTTCATTGAACAAGCCGAGAAAAGTCCACCAGTGCATATAATCGACTGTGCGTGTTTCCGCTCCTGCAACCTTATTGAGAGCAGGGAAGATGATGTGTCCGTCCTGCTCCCAATCAAGCACACGGACGGGGAGCTGTTTGCCCTGCGGAATATCTCCGCCGTCAAGATACCAAGTTGCCCTGTCAAGTGCCTTTTGGTAATTTTCGGGAATTTCTTTGTAAAGGCACTCAACACACACTCGGCATTTTTCAAAATCGTTCAGATCATCGTCTGCATAGGCTTTGAAAATCAGCAGAGCAACACGGAAGTCGGAATTGATTTCGTAGTTTCTGCCGTCAACCTCAAGGCTTTTCGGCAGTAATTCAATCACTTTTTCACCTGTGAAGTGTATTTGCCGACTTTCTTATTGGAAATTTTCTGTGCCGATTCAAAATCAGCCTGCATAACAGGAATAAGCACTTCAAGGAAGTTTTCAAAAATCGGCTTACCGCCCGCAAGTGAAAGACAGTTAATTTCACCAAAGGCAACCGTGCAGACATCCGAACCGAAAATGTAGTTAATCTGTTCTCTGATGTCCTTGTCGCACTCGGTGATAAGCTGAATTGCGTCTGTGTTTTCAGCTTTTTCAGCGTTTTCATACTTCTTCTGAATCTGCTCAATATTCTTGACTGCCTCGTTGAGCCTTGCAAGAATGCCCACATCCGCGGTGTTGATACGGATTACTGCGTTTTCGTCATCGCCAATCTGATACTCCTTGTAACCTCTGTCAAAAACAAGTTTCTGCATAAATCAATCCCTCCCCAAAGATTAAACCGTTGCGGTAAAGGTCGGCACTTTCTTCTCAATTGTAGCCGTACCCTGCTGTCTGTCGCCGTTAAATGCGATGTTGAACGGAATGTTCACACCGCCCTGAGCACCGCCGTAGGACTGTGGCTTTACGATACAGGTTTCAGTCCAAGCGTCATACGGACCCGTCTTCTTATCAACAAGGACTTCAAGAATTGCAGTCTTGCAGTCGTCACCTGTAAGGCGGTTCATTGCAATATCCTTAATCTTTTCATAGATTGCATCGCCTGTGTTTGCGTAATAAGTGTCTGCGTCAATTGACGGTTCATAGCCGTTATCGTTTACAACCGTTTCGTCAAGAATGTTCTTGACTGTTTCTGTGTCGGGGTTGAGTTCAACGGACATATCTTCAATATCTCTGCCAATCAAAAACCACTTAGGGGTTTCGCCACCAAACGATGCATCTATGTAGTGCATAAGATAACTTCTTTTGAGTTTACCGATATCGGGTGTTGTTGCCATAATTAAAATTCCTCACTTTCGATTTTGTAATCTGCGGTAATCTGTAACTGATACATTACATTACCGATTAAATTGCTGTCGGGTATGTCATAAAGCATACCGTTTGAACAGGTTATTTTTGTGAGCGTACCTGCAAGCTCATTGTCGCCAACCGTTACGGTCAGCGTTTGCCCTTTTGCCTGTTTTTCAAGCCACAGCTGTAACTCGTTAATAAGTCCGCTGTTGGCAAGGCGGTCATAGTCATTAACCGACTGATAAACAGCGTACAAGATGAATGTGTGCTGTCGCTCCTGATTGCCGAGAACATCGGATTTAATCAGTGTGTCGCCTGTCGGAGATAAGCCGTAGCTGTCGGTGTCGGGGGTTGTGTAGTCAAGGTGCAGGACATCGTTCAGCTTTGGAAAGCTCATCACAATGCTCTGCATAAGTTCAATTATGTTCATTCTGCCGTACCTCCTGCCACTTTAGCAGCACCCTGTAAAATCTCTTTTTTATGGTCGGCTTTCATTCGCTCAAACCACATCTTGCCGGCAAGAGGGTGCTTTGCCCGAGAATAAACAAGCATTTTACCTGTGGGGTGTTTCTTCTGTCCTTTAGGGCTGAAATAGCCCACAATAACACCGTTTTCCTTAATCGGGATATTTGGAACGTAAACCTTGCCGTAGTAGAGATACCTCGCATACGGTGTGTTCTGATGAATTTCGCCCGAGCCTATAACCGTTGAGAGGGTTGCCGACTTTTCAAGCACGCCGTTTCTGAACGGTGTATAGGGTTTCATCAATCGTAAAACCGTGCTGTCAACATACTTTTGCACCTTTAACACATCGGCATTTTTGCGGACTGCAAACTTTTTATCCCAGAGAAAACCTGCCGTACCGTTTTTTGACTTGATGACAAAATCGGGCGGTTGAACAATCTTCATGCAATCACCTCGCCGAAATTTTGATGTGCTGTAAATCGGTTATGCCGCCGTAAAGCTTTTCATCAATCGACATAACCGCATAGCACCTGTGTTTTTGCTTTAGCGTTTTAAGGCTCTGTGACACGCTCTGAGGGTTTGAATTATCAAAGGTAAAATTACTCTCGCCCTTAATAATAATGTCCTGTGCACTGTTCTGAGGGGTGCAGAGCTGACCTGCAAAAAGGTTTTCGCTCGGCTTTAAAAAGCCGGGCAAAAGCCCTGCGGATTCAATCGGGATATACACCGTCACGCTGTCAGCGTTCTGCATTCCGCTTTTAAGCACATTGCGAGCCTTGTTCTCCTGCCAATGACATTCGGGAATGAAATATCGGTCATAGCCTGAGCCGTTGAATCTGTAGATTGTGCAGGAGCTTTCAGGGGTAATAATCATCTGCGACCACCTCTGTACAGCAAATCGGTGTCGGCAAGATACTTGTAAATTGTGTGTCTGACAGCCTTTTTATGGGCGGTTTTACGCTCTTCTTCGGACACATAGCTTACGGATTCATCACCGACGCTTGCAGATGAAATTCCTGAATTTGCAGACTGCTTTTCATCGTTATATACAAGCTCTGCAAGCTCACAACAGCAGAGTTTTACGCTTTCGGGAATATTGTTCCCGTCAACATTTTCGCCTGTGTATGCCTTAATGAGCAGGGTTGCAGAGCGTGCATAATAATCAAAGGCGGAAACAATGACCGCCTTTCTGCCACAGAGATATTCAGAGATATAATAGCCTTCATCGGCATAAGCGGTCATAGTAACACTCCTTTAAGCCTCTACAGCTGAATGGCAGTAGATACCTGCCTTTTTATTCTCGTAAACATCGGCAATACCGACCATACGATAACCAAACTTCCAACCGTCAGAACTCTGATTAACTGACGGCTCAATAACCTTTGTGTCAAGGTGCTTTGTGAACTGAATCGGAGCAGAGCCGTGAATAATCATAAAGTTGATATTCTTGCCCGAAGTCGCCTTTTTGTAACCGCCCTTTTCCTTGCTTGAGGATGTGCCGTCAAGCTGTTCAATTGCTGTATAGAATCTTGACTGAGGAACAAGTGTGGTATCTGCAAAACGGCTGAGAACCTCCCTTGACTTTGTTGTGTCAAGGTCCTGCACAAGACCGTAAAGCGGTGATGTGATGAAAAGGTGTCTGTTCTCGAAAGGAACTTCGTCCTCGTCCATTTTTGTTGAGGCTGTGCGGAGAGCCTTTACAACCTCTTCGCCTGTTGTGAGAGTTGCACTCACGGAAGAAATACCGCTTGTACCGGCATACTTTGCAAAACGGAAAGCGTCAAGCTCGGGAACAACCTTTGTGCGGATAAACTCGCCCGAAAGTCTGCCGAATGCAATGCCTGCCGTTTCTGCATTATCCATTGTGTCAACCGTGAACATTCTGCCACGGTCAAAGTTACATTTCACGGTTTCATTCGTAAGCTCAACATCGCCGTCAACATAGCCGCTGTTGCGTGAGTAGTCTGCAAGACCATCCATTGTGAGCATCGGAATGATAAGCTCGTTTGCGTTAGCGCCCTGTGTTGCAAGGTCTGACGCACCGTCAATTTTGCTTGTGAGTGCCGACTGCTTATAGACCTCATCAAGCAACGCTGTGTACTGTTTAAAAAGTGCAATTGTGTTTGCCATAATAAAATCACCTCATAGATTTAATAAAATTATTTCTTTTCGGCAGAAAGTCCCATAGCCGCACGCATTGACGCAAGCGGATTTGAGCCAGTACCGCCGTTACCTGTTTCGGTTGCGCCGACAGGATTCTGAAAAGGCTCATCAGAACCGAACATATAGCCGTTTTCGGACTTAACCTGTTCGAGAGCCTTTTTGATGTCATCTGCCTGATTTTTAGATGTTTTCAGGTTTTCAAGGTCAAGCAGAGCCTTGACAGCCTTTGTGTTTCTTGCACCGCTTTCCGAAATTGCACCGTCAAGCACTGAGTTAAATTCCATATCCGCAATCCTTGTCTGATATTCATTCTCTTTGGTTGCAAGGTCGCCGTTGAGCTTTTCGATTTCGCCCTTGAGCTCGTCCACATTGACACCCTCAAACTTTTTGAGTGCAGTCTGTGCAGTTTCAAGCTGTGACTTGTAGTTGTCCCTTGATGTGCGGAGCTTTTCAACCTCTGACACGGTTTTGTAATTATCTGCAAAGGCTTTTTCAAAGTCTACCTTTTTATCTTCGGGAACTGTAAAGCCGATTTCGGAGAGAAGTGTGTGTATATTCTTCATAGTAAATCCTTTCTGCATAGCTTGTATTCCGCTTTGCCTGCGGTAGAAATTCAGCCGTTATAACCTACGGCAAGGTAAAATAAAAGCACCTATGCAATCAAATGCAGGGGTGCTTAATCTGCTTTTTCTGTTTTAACTGCTTTGGCTCTCGGCTTTTTGGGAGCGTCAGGCTTGACCTCTTCTGCAAAACCGCCGTTAATGAGTTCCTTTGCTCTCTGCTCGGAACATTCAAAAACTTCATTCACAGGTCGGGTTACATAGCCGTTCTGCCTGTCATTAAATGCTGTTGTTACTCTGATTTTCATTCTGTCACCACCTTTCTAAAACGGTCGAAATCGACGGGTTTAACTGTTAATCTTTACTCTTAAATGTAATCGGCAAAATCTGTTTAGGCAGGAAGTTAATTTCATAACGGTATTTGTCCACTTCTGCACCGCTTATGTCCTCTACAACATACATAGTTTCATCATTAAGACCTATGATATGCTTTTTGTATTCACCCTTGCCCGTTTCGCAGACAACCTCAATTTGGTTATCGTCATTATCGACCTGTAATGAAAAAGCGGCAACAAGTTCAAATGACGGCTTATCGGTTCTTGTGTTAATAACCGTAAGCCTGCGTATCACATTGAAATTGTCTGCTTCCTGCGAAACATTGTACGATACCTGCGTTGCCTCGGTACAGCCCACAGTAACCAGTACGGTTGTTGCAATCATAACTACCATAAGTACAATTGCTAAAATTCTTTTTCTCATAGTATCAAACCTTTCTTTGATTAATAATAAAAAAGCACTCTGATTTCTCAAAGTGCTGATTTGATGTGTTAAATTTTGTTACGGCAAGTTGCAGGCAAGTTAAGCAATGCCGTGAACAAGCCGTTTTTTCTTACTCTGAACATATTCTCGGCAAGTTAAACAACAAAACCGCCCTTTTTACGGAGCGGTTAGCTTTTGTTTCTTTGTTTTTCAAGTTCTTTAATTATTTCGTCAAGACGTTTTGAAGCTTCTTCGTTAGAACCATCTAAAACAGATTTGTTTATTTCTTCCATTCAAATAAACCTCCTTCTTGATGTTTACTTAAAAATTTATCAATAACCTTTCTGTATTCACTATCAGAACCTGTTTTTATCCTCTTTTTTCCCATTCGTTGTAACTCTGTTAAAAGCGATAGTCTGTCGTATCCTTTCAACTTTGTTAATACTTCAATGTTGCCATCGTTTTTCACAATAGTAAATGTTTTTATACTATCATTCTTAATAAATTCGATAATATCATTTAAAGAATAACTGCTGTTTCTCGGGTGATTGTGCATAACAAATAAATCTTTGCCTTGAAGTGCTGATCCAAAATCTATTTTTTCATCAGTTCCTTTAATAGGCTCTGTAATCATTTTGGACACATCATTTTTTAACACGAAGGCAACTTCTTTATTTTCATTTTGTTCTTTTGAAAATTTCAAAAGCTCCTTGTGTTGTTTTTGAATTTCCAAACACTGCTCTTCTGTATAACCTTCAATATCAACTTTAGGAATACGACTGATAGCTTTATCGGTTATCGGAGTAATAGGCTTTTTACTTTTCTCTTTTATTATACCACTTTTACCCGATTTTGCAACAGATTCAGCGGTGATTTTATTAACACTCCCTGCTTTTTTCGGGAGTTTTGAGCCTAAAGCATTTTTGCCGTCAATGGTTATTCTTTCCCATTGCTGAGGGAGGTTCATTGCCTTGGAAAACTTTACATATTCATCCTGTCGCTGAAAGTATTTTGCCTTTGCGCCTGTGATTGTATCGTCATCGGCACCGCCCTGTGTGAGCAGTTCAATCTTCTGTCGGTCGGCACGCATTGCAGTTTCAAGCTGTCTTTGCCTCTGCTGTGCCTCATATGCCGTATATGTTTTGCCGTTATACTCTTTCGGCGTGTTCTCCTCCTCGTTCATACGGTCAAGTTCTTCTTCGCTGTATATCTGGGTATCAATGCCCTTGATGAACGGCGAATAGCTGTGATAGCAATTAGCACCGCAAAGACCCGTTACTGTACCAAGACCACAGACTGTTTCAAGCTCCTTTTTGCTGTACACTCTGCCCTGCCACACCTGATGTGTCGGTCTTGCACCACGGTGATAGCTGACCTCGAAATATTCCGTGCCGAGCTGTTCGGCATTGTCCTCGTTGACCTTTGCAACCACCTGATTAAAACCTGTCATCAACGCCCTGCGTGCCGCCACATCAACACGATTGCTCCAACCACTTGCATAATCGACGGTACGCAATCCGCTGTCGGTCATAGCTTTAACCGCTTTTTTAAGGACTGTGTTATAATCAACCGCACCGCTTGCAATCTGCATAAGTCCGTTGTCAAGAGTGCGTTGATAAAAGTCCGCAAGCGGAGTAAATGACAGCGTATTGTCGGCATTTCTCACGGCGAATCCAAGTGAGCCTGTAATGTTCCTGTACTCCGATTTTGTCTGATTTTTGACCGCCTTTACAAGTTGTTGCAACTGTTTATTTTCCGCATAAGGAATATGCTCTTTACCCTTGCTTGTATAAAGCTTCTCGTTTCTTGCATATCCCGATTTCACGACTTCGTCATAGATTCTGTCGATTTCATCATTAGACACATCGAGCGTGTTTTGAATAAGGATATCTATTTCGTCCTTGCTCACGCCCAATTCATAAAGCCTGTTAATCTGCCAATCGGCGGCAGAGGTTATCTCCTCACCGTTAGTTTTCAAACGCTCCGTAAGGTCGGACATAATATTTAACTGTAAACTGCGGTACAACTGTTCCATAGCCGAGGGCAAAGCCTCAATTTCAGTCGGAGTGAACATTATTCGATAACCTCAGAGGACTGCGGAAGATTCTTTTTTGCTGTCTTTTCATCCTCTCCATACCACTTCATACGGTACTCATCAGGTCGCATAATACCAAGGTTTAAGTCCTGAATATCCTGTGTGCGTTCAGTCTGTTCATCGGTGAGAATACTGTCCTTAAAGTCACAAACGAATGTGTAACCGCTTGTTGTCAGCGAATTGTAAAAGGCGAGAGCATACACCAAGTCATCAAGGCAATAGCGAAGCTGTTTCTGAATTGCCGACACTGTGTTATATTTTCGGGTTTTGGCTGACAAAACTTCCGTAGCAGTCTTTGCAACTGTTTCGGGGTTTGAAAGGTCACCGTATGCAAGACCGACCGCAAATTCAATCATACGCAGATATGTATTCAAGCCGTCCGTAATGTCGGACTGTCGGAACGCAGGCGAAAAGTCCTTGAACAGTTCTTCGTCACCCAAATCCACATCAACGGCACGGTACAAACGCCTGTTAAGTCTGTCGGCTTTGCCGTCCTTAAACACGGCAGAATCAACATGAATCGCACGCTCTCCGCTTTCAAATTCCCAGTCAAGCCGTCCGAACTGCATATCGGCTTTCTGAATGATTTCAAGTCCGCTGTCAAAAATCGACATACCGCATGATGAGCCGTCAACCGTGTTTCTAATCGGTGTGCGAAAATAACCGAACGCAGGTCTTTTCATATCGGGGTATGTGACCGCAGGCGGTAACTCTGCCCATTCCTCAATCACACCGAGGGGAATTTCCGTTCCGAGAACTTCGGGAGATGCCGAGCGATAAGCCGTATTCGTAATTGTCAAGCCTTTATCCTTGTCAAGGCTGTGATATTCAAGCCTTGTGTAGTAGTTGTCACCGATTTTCTTAAATTCGGGGAAGATGACCTTTACAAGCCTGTGCTTTGTGTCAAACTCAATCGGCACAAAAGCATTTGCCGAGATATATTGCACCCTGTCACCGCCCAAAGGCTTGATGACCATTGCGCCTGTTGCAAGACCTGACTGTAACTCTGAATTAAGCTCCTCGGTTGCAGTTTCAAACAATTTTGACAGCGTTTCATTTGAGATGTTCACCGTCATTTCGTTAAGCGTAATGTTAGTAAACTCCCTTGTGATTGACTGCTCAAGCCTCAAACTGATGACATTTTCATCAAGCCACGGAGCTTTGCCAACATAGCAGTTTTGCCACACGGCGATAGCCTTTTGCATTTCTGCTGTAATCGCAAGCCGTAAATTAAGCGCCTGCCGAATATTTTCAAGCGGAAACATTCGCCTCCACACTCCTTTCAAAAAATCTATAAGTCCCATTATTCACCTCTGCGTTTCCATACTCTGTTCATTGCATATCTGACAGCGTCAATATGGTGGTTGTCTCTGTCGGGATAACCGCTGATAACATTACCGTCCTTATCACGCTCGTATTCATAGTCGAGAAACTCCTGTGCAGTATGCGGACAGCGTGTGTTATCAATCACAATCTCCCGTAAAGACTGCAACCACTTCATCGAGTAAACAACCGAACCGGGTCCTTTTTCTGCCGAACGAGCCATTAAACCGTCAGCCCTGTAATCGCCGACTGACTTCTGTTCTGCACTGTCGCAAGTGATTAAATCATTGCTTGTAACTCCGTGCTTAGTTCTGAGCAATTCGGCTGTTTCTTTGTTGCTTGTCTTGTTGCAATGCTCCTCATCAAAAATAATGAGCTTGTGTTGACTTGGAATATAAGTCATACAATCATAGGCAAACGGATCAGGATACCAACCCCAGTCAACTCCTCTGTAAAATCTGTCAAAGGTCTGAATTTCGTCATCTGTGACCTCACGAATAACAACATTATCAAATACATTGCCGCCTGTGCCGTTAGCAATGCCCATATACTCGTTTTCATAGGCGGTAGGGTTTGTTTCTTTCAGGAACTCTGCATCATCTATAAACGGCTTTCCGAGCCATTTTGACGGTACTGTAAGGTATGTACTCTCAATAACAAGCCTGTCTTGACGGGGGATTTTAATATACTTGTTCGCCCAGTTCTGTGCAGATTTCGGAGGGTTGAACGATTTAAATTTAAAAGCCGTGTCACCGCCGCGAATCACCGACTGTTCAATCTTTCTGACAGCTTCCTCGCCCGTGAACTGGTCAAGTTCTTCAAACCACACAACGCCAATATAGCCGAACGGTACTTTGATTGATTTAATCTTGCCCGGATCATCTGCTCCACGGAAGTATATTTTCTGTCCTGTGCTTACCCTCGTGATTTCGAGAGGTGACACGGTGCAGTTAAACTCGCTTTCAAGACCGAGAGCAGAGATTGACCACAAAATCTGCTGATACACCGAACTGCGCAGAGTGTCGGCTACCTGACGAAAAATACAGGCGTGCATATCCTCGTTCTTCATAAGCAAATCAATAACATTCAGACTGACGAAAGACGATTTTGTTGAACCTCTTCCGCCGGGGAAAACATATTCCGAATGTTCTTTACCCTCAATATCAAAAAGCACCGACGAAAACGACGGTGCAACCATATTAGCCGGTATTCCTTTGTACTCCGAACCGTCATTCTTTGGCGGTTCAGCCTTTTTGCGTTCAATGTCGAGATAGGCATTGTCGAGCTTGATTTTATGATTTTCAAAAACATTGTCACGAATAATATTTCTTAATTCCTTAATAGAATTAACATCACCTGTTTTAGCCTTTTTGAGAAGTGCCGCATTTACAACAAGCAAATTATTGACCAAATCTTCGTCAATCTCATCAACATTAATTCCCATATCAATAAGCATTTCCCAGTCGGCAGGAGTGTTGGCAGGCAACGAAAGTAACATATCCATAACCTGTTTCATACTCTTTTTACGGCGGCGTGACTTGCCCGAAGCCTTACCGCCCTTTGCTCCGTTTTTCACGGCTTCATCACGGCTTTGGTCAGATGTAAACGGTATTAAATTTTTCTCATTGGGCAATCACCTCACCTCTTTTATCTGATTTTCCCTCACAACACAAAACCGCCCTCAAACGAGAGCGGTCTGTGCAATTTTTATCTTAGGAGAGTTCTACATATGTCCTGTTTGTCAAACTTTCATAATACCATTATACGCAGGGTAAGGGTGACATTCAATGACATTTCAAAATAATTTTACGAGAAATCGAACTTTTTTCGGAACGCCTGTAACGCTTCGCCGTGTAATCTCAGGGTATGCCTTACGCTCATTTCCATACTCTCGGCAATATCTTCCCACCTCTGACAATTTATGTAATACTCGGTCAAAATTGCAATGTAACGGTAATCGTCAAGTGCGTTGATTTTACTGCGGATTTCAGTTTTCAACCGCACAAGATTGTCAATTTCCCGATTGATTTCAGTCTGCAGGTCTGCAATCCTGTCAACAATCCGCATAGGGTCATTCACTCCTGATGTCTTAACAGGCTCGTTCTGCTTAACTGATACCTGTGCAATATTCAGCCTAAGTTTCGACAGCTCGTGTTCTTTCGTTCTGATCAGCTTATCCGAAACCCTGACCGAATATAAATAATCTTTAACCGTCAATCCATATCTACCTCGCTTTCAAGCCATTTTTTAATAATTTCTTCGTTTTCAAAACAATCTTCATCTTCGTTGCAAGGATTACCGCAATTTTCGCAGTAATCGCAAATATCATCGTATAATGCGTGAAATATAAAGTCTGTCATCTGCTCTTTGTTCATCGATTTTATTTTTTCAAAGTTTGTCATTGTTTTCCTCCTTCTTATCCATTTTTGCACCGCAATAAGGGCAATATGGATACAAATCAATGTCCTCGTAAAAAGTGAGAAAATTTTTACACTCAGAACATAAATAATTTGCATAACCGACATCCCCGCTGTCGTATTCCCACTTTCCGTGCCTGATTTCTTCCATTTCACACACCGTAGCATGATTGGGTTTACTACCGTCAACTTCGATAATATGCTTAACTGTTTCGGCATTTCGTTTTGAATTAAAGTATATCGTGTTTACACTACCGTCTGCGAACGGTATATCCAAAGCATAGTCACCGCAAAAATCACGGATTTTTAATTCTTTTTCAATCATCGCTCTTCACCAATCCTCTCCGTCAAAACTTAATTGCCCCGGTAAAACACCATCCTGCATCCACCAGTGATAAACCTCAAGTCCGTTAGCGTGTTGTGTAGCTTTGCCTCTTTGCTTTCTCATTTCAAGCATCTTGGTGAATGCTCTTATATACAAATTTCGGTACTTGGGATATCGTGCAAATTCCGCAAATCTCTTCTTACTTACCATCGGACAGCCAATGCATCCAACACGGTCAAATCCACAACTGTATAACGGATTAAGATTAATGTGTTCTTGGTTGATGTACTCCCAAACATCACTATCCAACCAATCACAAATAGGGTTGAAGATTATCTTCCCTTGTAACTGACAATGCTCAACTATCTGCCTCTTATCATCGTTGTCATTGTTAAGGATAATTTTATTCGCTGAATTAGAAGTATAAGTTTCGATTACTCCCTTTGACCGTCTTTTCGTGCTTTCGGCTCTTCGCACCCCTGTGGCAATAGCACGATTCTTACCGCCTGTTTCTTTCAAAATTGCACAACAATATCTTACTAACCGTGTGGGAGGAATACCTTTTTGCACTATCAGTGACCACATAGATGTCGGCTTGTCCTTGTATCTCGGCATATCAATGTTGCATTTTATGCCTTTAGATTCCAACTCCTTGAATTTTTTGCGTATGTGGTAAACTGTTTCGGGAGCATCAGCCGTTGTGTGACTATGTTGAACCTCAAAGTCTATGCCTGATTTAAGGGCTAAATCTAAAATAATGTCGCTGTCTTTGCCACCTGAGTAACAAAGCATAAGCGGTTTATCATAGTAGCGTTTACTTATTTCTGCTCCGTCACGAAGTCGCATTATAGCAACCTTTTCTAAGTCCATTACTCTTCACCGTCCTCAATAGGCTGATTCCAACACTTAACGCAGTCACCGTCGTTTCTGCAATAATCTGCACCCATAAGTCCTAATCTATAAGGACAAAAAGTGGGTGTTCCGTCATCATTGAGCAGAGCATTCGGATGATTTTTTAAGAACTCACTCAAATAAGTTTTTTGTGGGTGTTCGTCGCTCCACCGCTGAACTATTTGAACAGCCGTTTCACTGTGAAATAATTCTAACTCGGAGCAAGCTATTTTTTCGTTATTATTAAATCTGCTCAATGGGCAATCTGTACACCGAATATGGCATACACCGTTCACAACTGATTTTGTCATTCGAGCCTTTTCAATCATATAGTTTTCAGTCTTAGAACAATCAGCCATTTTCTTCATCTCCTTCAAAATTAACAACTTTTCCATTGTCGGTATAATCTCTGCGTTCAAATTCAAGTTTCAGCTTGTCGATGACAACCCTGTCGATATGCTCCCAAAACACTTCGTCGGTGTCGGAGTGTTCAATTATTTCAGTCATAGACTTCAGTGCCTTTGCACATCTGTCACGACCAAAGCCGAAATCCTTATGCAAGGCAAATACAATAGTCTTAAAAATTCGCCTTGTCAGGTCATTGATTTCTTTGTCCTTGACTTTCTGATATTCCCTGTCGGCAAGGCGGTTAATCTCCGTCATAGCCTCTCTTTTCAGTTTAACGGGTATTCTTGCTTTCAATACTTTCTCTCCTTTCGTCAATCTTATCAAGTGCAGTTACAATCAACGAGCTTTTGGCTTTGGTGTCCATAAGCTCTGCTTGATAATAAAACTGACCTGTTGTATTCCGTCTGATGATACAACCTTTCAGAATGTATTCTGCACCATTGTACAGCACAGTTCTTTCAAGGTTGCGTTTAACTTCCGAAATATTCACAGCATTTCCACCTCGATGTAAATACCCGGAACATCCGCCCAAAACTTTTCGCATATCTCACTTGCGACAAGTGCGTCATCAGACCAAAAGCCGAGAGCGGTCATACAGTCTTTTAGCATTTTTTGCAGATTGTCTGTGTCGGGCTTTGTTATACGATATTCGCCGTCCTGATGTTTACCGCGAGGAAAGCACCACTTTGTTATCAACCTGACAGCCGACTCGTACGGTTCTGACGGTTTAAATTTTGCTAAATGTGATGTGAGCTTTTCTGATGCCTGTTTCACCTCGGGCGGATTGTAAAAAACAGGTTTGCCGTTTTTTACCATAACCTTATGTTCCTGTGCAGTTACGGTCGGCGGTATCATCGCCATAAAAAATTCCATTTTTGATATTTCACTCCTTTAAAGCATTAAAGTTACTTTAGATTTTTGAATTTTGCTTTTAGTCACAGGTCAGGGGAAGGAGTTGTTGTGCGTAAGCTTCGCACAACTACTTCACCCCTGTGACCTTTAGGGAACGGACACCGTTTATATATACGTAATATATATACTTTTTCTTTCCCTCGGAAAATCTCGAGAAAAAAGTCATTTTCCGTCATTTTTAGAAAAGGAAAATCTCGGGAAATTTTCCTTATTTTCCCTCACGGAAAGAGAAAATCTCGATAAAATTTTCCTTCCAAATTTGACGGAAAGGGAAAATTTATTCGACTTTTTCCTTTTCCTTTAATCCTGTTTTACCGCCGTCAATCCAAAAGCCGCCATGTTCTTTTATGTAATTGCGGATTGTTTTTTCGCCGACGCCAAGATATGTAGCCATGTCATTTATATCTGCCTGACCGTTATTCTCTTCTGCCGTAAAGGCTGTCATAAGAGATTCCATGCGTCCTTTTTTGTTTTCCGATTTAGTATTTTTCTTACTGAAATTCTTCTTGTAAGGCGGGTTAAAATCGCCCTCAAAATTACAGTCTTTCAACACGCCTGTTGTATCTAATTTGTGTATCGGATAATCAAACCAAAGGTTAAGTGCATCAAATGCCGGAAACTCTCGCAGAGTACCCTCTATTCTCCACGCTGACATCCCTTTTACGGTTTTTTCGGCACGGGCAACATCCGACATCATCAACTTAAAAGACTGTCCAGGAAGCGTTTTGCGTGCGATGTCAATTATATTATTTGCCATTACCAAATCGTCCTGTGAACACACTTCACTGATTTTGTTGAAACGACCTATCCAGTCTTTGCAGATTTTACAGGTTCTTTCATCCTTTTGCTGTTTCATCAAATCATCGCTGATTTCAAGTCTTGTAAGGTCAAGAAGTGCGTCAGGGTCACGAGCAAAAACACCCGAACCCGACACTCTGTCCATTGACTTCTTGCCCCCCTGTGCACCTTTTGAATGGTGGTGACAGTAGATTACCGCACAACCGATTTCTGTGCATACCTTGTCAAACTGGTTGCAGAAGTGTGCCATTTGGTCCGCACTGTTCTCATCACCTGTAATAACCTTGTATATCGGGTCAATCACAACAGCTATAAAGTTGCCTTTCAGTGCTCTGCGAATGAGCATAGGTGCTAACTTATCCATAGGCACGGACTTGCCACGCAAGTTCCAAATATCAATTCTGTTTAAGTTTTTTGGTTCAAGTCCAAGTGCTTCATATACATCCTTGAATCTGTGAAAACAGGACGCACGGTCAAGCTCAAGATTCACATACAAGACATTGCCCTGCGCACACTTAAAGCCGAACCATTCTGTTCCCTCGGCAATTGCAATACACAATTCGATAAGACCAAATGACTTACCTGCTTTTGAGGGTCCGCCGAGGAGCATTTTATGTCCCTGTCGCAATACTCCCTCAATCAGAGGCGGAGCAAGTTCAGGAGGATTTTCAAAAAAATCTGCAAGGTTGTCAAGGTCGGGTAAGTCATCGTTAATGCTCTCCACCCAGTCTTTCCACTCGGCAAAGTCGGATTTACCGATATTGGTGTCAATGATAAACTGCTTTTTGCCGTTACGGATAACACCGGGCATACGGCTCAGCCTTGACGGATTGCGGTTCTGCTTGTCGATTTCAAAGCCGTTCTTATTGCACACATTGTAGAGATAATCAACCCTTTTACGATACTCGTCATAGTTTGCGGCATCAATCTTAACAATAGCGTGGACTGATTTTCCGCCCGAATAAACAAGCACCGCAACAGGCAGTTCAAGCTCTCTGATGATTGCATTTTGTTCTTCAAGAGCCATACAGTCAGATTCCACCAGAGCGTAACGATAATCGGTTACATTCTCATTTTTGACGCCCTTGCCGTCCAATGGGTTAAACCTTATCCACGCTCCTGCCTCGGGTTTGTAATCACCGAATACATTTGATATGTCACCGTTGCAGTTATTAAGTGCGGCAATAAGCTCACCTGCTGTACGGTCACAACTGCCTTGTGTTGGCGAATATTTAACCTTGCCGTTATCGTTCTTCTCCCAAGTTTCGGTTACATAGCCGACATTTTCGGAGCTGTCAAAGAGGGTTTCAAGGTAGGTTACAATTTCATTCACAGGATTCCAGTTTGCAGGCTCGTGAAACTTTACACCCTCACAGGCTGTTACTCCAATATCGCCCTGTTCAAAAGCAATTTCATCATTCCAGCCGAGTTCTTTCGATTCACGGAAAGTCATACCTCTGTCTTTTGCCATTTGAACTATCGTGCCTGCTGTGACAGGTGAGGCAGAGCCGTTAAAGCTCTGCCATTTCTTTTCACACTCACCGTTGTGATATCGGCTGTCTGCTCTGCTCCAATCGTCCCAGTCCTTTACGCTGTATCCCTCTTGCTTGAGTGCCATTCCGACATTTACCCAGTCTTGGTAGTCAAGCTCTGACGGACTGATGTATTCAAGTGCATTAAGTAAGTCCAACCGTATTCACCTCGCTTTGTGGTACATATGTTTTCGGGTTAATGTTTTTCGGAGTTCTCCAACCGTTTGCGGCAATCCTTGAAATCAAGGCTGACGCTTCGTCAAACTGCCATTTGCCCACGTGCTGAAAACCTCTGCTTTCAAGCATACGGATTTGTTTAGGTGTGGTTAAGCCCTCAATTCTTCGCTTTTCGAGCCTGTCAAGAATAAGTTTTGCTTTGCCGGCACTCTGAATTTCATCGGGGAATATTCCGAGCTTTTCAAGCTTTGCTTTCTGTTTGTCTGTAGGCGGAGAACACTCCCAGCCGAATGCCGGAACATATCCTGCAAGGTCCTGCGCCTGAATTGACATTTCGTACTGCAACGGATCTACAAGTTTGCGTTTGCGTGTTCGCATTTCCGCAAGCTGATTTGCAAGCGCTTCTTCACGCTGAGCCACAACATCTTCGCTTGCTTTTTCCTCTGCTTCTTCAATATCAATCGGACATCCTGCCTGTTCCGATAAGTTTTCGGTCATTTTTTGTGCGACTTCTTCATTGTCGCAAATGAGATGTGCAGGTCTGCAAAGTTCGTGCCTTTCGGTGTGCCACAAAAAGTCGAGCAACAAAAGCTCCGTCTTGTTTGGAGCAAGTCTTGTACCTCTGCCGACCATTTGGCAGTAAAGTCCACGCACCTTTGTAGGTCTTAACACGACTACGCAGTCAACACTTGGGCAGTCCCAACCCTCGGTTAAAAGCATTGAGTTACACAAGACATTGTATTTATCGTTTTCAAAGTCCTGCAATATTTCTGTTCTGTCATCACTGTTACCGTTTACCTCTGCCGCTTTAAAGCCTTTTTCGTTCAAAATGTCTTTAAATTTCTGCGATGTTTTTACAAGTGGTAAAAACACAACAGTTTTACGGTCCTTACAGTATTTTTTCATTTCTTCGGCAATCTGATAAAGATACGGATCAAGTGCCGTGTCAATGTCGCTTGCTTTAAAATCTCCTGCCTGTGTGGCAACTCCCGAAAGGTCAAGTGTAAGCGGTATTGTCACAGCTTTAATCGGTGACAGATACCCCTCTTTGATAGCCTTAGGGAGTGTGTATTCATACGCAAGCGAATCAAATACTGCTCCTAAATTTTTCATATCTCCTCGGTCGGGTGTTGCGGTAACACCCAACACTTTTGCATTGTCAAAATGCTCAAGCACACGCTGATAGCTGTCGCTGATTGAGTGATGTGCTTCATCAATAATGATTGTGTCGAAATAATCGCTGTCAAAGTTTGACAGTCTTTTCTCACGCATAAGCGTCTGTACAGAGCCTACAACAACCCTGTTCCACGAACCTATGCAACTTTGCTCGGCTTTTTCAACCGACGAATTAAGTCCTGTTGCTTTTTGGATTTTGTCCGCCGCTTGGTCGAGCAATTCTCCACGGTGGGCAAGTATCAGCACCCTGTCACCTCGACGGACACATTCTTCGGTGATTTTTGCAAAAACTATCGTCTTGCCACAGCCTGTAGGCAAGACAAGTAATGTTTTTAAATTGCCGCTTTCCCACTCGGAGAAAACGGCATTTTTCGCTTCATTCTGATACGGTCGTAACTGCATTAAAAGCTACCCGGTGTCCAGTTATTCGGCATCGCAGTATTTGGCGTTGCAGGCTGTGTGTTATACTGTGGCGGATATGTAGGCTGTACATACTGCTGAGGTGCAGGCTGTGCTACGGCAGGAGATACCGTTGTCACCTGCTCATCGTAGGCATAAAAATACTTGATGTCATTTGTTACGCCCTCTGTACCGTCATTCTTGACATATTTGCGTATGATAACCTGACATTTACCTTTCTTGCCGATAATGCCTGTCCAGTCCATACGGAGCGGTTCGCCGTGCTTTTTCATTGACACAGACAAAAAGAGCTGTGACAGCTTCCATTCAAGCGAGGAGTGCAGTACGAAATTAACTGTAATTTCTCGCTTGTCATCTGCTCCCCACACATCAAAAGTCACTTTCGCCATATTGCATGGTGGCAGTTTACCTTTACCCTGTGAGCGAGCACGCTCAACCTTTGCTACTGTAAAATCATAATCACCCTCGGGGAGCGGTTCGTAATTTCCGCCCTCTTCGGTTATTTCGTCGTTCCAACCGAATTCTCTATCCATTTATACATCTTCCTTTCTTATTAAAACGGTAAGTCACGGTTGCTCTGTATCACTTCGAATACCTTATTCCACGCTCCCACAAGGCAACCGCTAATAAATCGTGGGTCATAGTTTGTGATTGGTGTATCGTAAGGGTAGTGTCCCTGTGTAAACACCGCCTGTCTGATTTCGCTTTCATCAACACCGTTAGCTCTCATAAGGTCGGCAAGAGCTTTTGGTATGCCCTCGGGAATATTGACAGATTTATCATTCTGTATCTGAGGTGTTGACAGCGGTACAGATTCGGGAGTTTTTTCAATTTGCGTAGGTTGTGGCACAGGCTGTGTCACAGGCTCTGCCTTAGGAGGCTGAGGTATCGGATTCTGCGGAACAGGAGCGTTATTTACAGGTGCAACATCATTAAAAATATGGGCAATGCCTGCATAGCTAAAGTCCATTTCTTCGGGCAGTCCGTGACGGTTCTTTGCATCCCAACAAGGGTGATGAAGCGTGTACATCACTCTCCCTCCGCCCTGTGCCTTGTACTTTCTGCCGTCTTTGTCGGTCGCTACCGCTACTGTTTTATAATTTGCGAAAAGCACCATATCCGCCCATTCTTTTACAAGCGGAGAAATCTGTGAAGCAGTCTTTTTGCCGAGTTTTAGCTCCCAACGGTCATACTCGCCGATTTCATCAGGCTGTGAAAACTTGCGGAGCTGTGCGTGTGCGGTAAGCACAACATTGATACCTCTGTCAATCAAATCTTCAAGGCTGTTCAAAAATCTGCCGAACTCCTCTTTTTCGTAAACATATCCGTTTCCGTAACCGAAATCTTCAATACCTTTTTTGCCGTACTTTGAGCAAATATCATCAATACAAAGCTGTTCTGCCCAGTCGATTGTATCAATAACAACCGTCTTGCATACAGTCGGATTGCTTTTGATATATTCAAGCTGACTCTTGAGCATCGTCCACGATGTCGGCTTATCCATTCTTGCAACATCAAGATTTTTTGTACTGCCCTCCGTGTCAATAAACAGAGGATTCGGAAACTGCGAAGCAAATGTTGATTTGCCGATACCCTCGGGACCGTAAATTACAACTTTTTGCGCTGACTTTATTTTACCTCTTGTGATGTTCATTATCTCACCCCCTGTACATCTGAAAAATTGATTTTATTGCCGTCAACATCAATGACAACATAGTCGATTGCGTAGTTGAGCAGTTCGTTTGTCAAATCCTGTATTGACTTGCCTGTCATACCTGCAATCAAAACAATTCTTGAATAGTTTTCAGGCATAATCTTGACCTTGGTATAACCGCAGGCAAGCTCTCTGTGCGGATTGCATTTGATTACACATTCATTTGTTTTTGCTGTTGTTTTAGCTGTAGTTCTTGTAGCCATAATTAAAACTCTCCTTCTGTCCAAGTCGGTGTTGTAACAGGTGTGGTTGTTTCGGACTTAATATAGCCGTCCTCAATGATTATTGAACATTCATCACCGTTTGAAACTCTTGTTGCAATAGCCTGCAATCCCTCTGATTCAAGCCATTTTGCAAAGTCTTTGAGTGTGTCGGTATCCATTTGTTCGAGCTTGTCAAGCAGGACAAATCCGCATTCGGGATTGAGCTTGCGAACAATTGCCGTAGCGACACGAAGCTGTTCCGAACCGCTCATGTTGTCCCACTTAAAACCGTTATATGTAAGCTCGCCATTTTCAACCGATAAGCCGTCAAGGGGCAAGTTTGCGTTGTTGAGCAGGTCATATTTTGTTTTGCGGATTTCTTCAAGCTGTGCTGTCATATCGGCGTACTTGCCGTAATATTCCTTTGCGTCCTCATCAGCTTTCGCTTTATCGAGGTTGGCTCTGACTTTGCGGTTAATTTCGTCAATCTCGGTAATGTTTCTTTCAAGCTCTGCCGTGCTTTCATCGTGCAATTCGGCAACGGTCTTTCTGCTCTGTTCAAGCTGTGCAAGCACTTTTGTAAGTTCGGAATTGTATTTTCTCAAATCCTCGTTAAGCCTGTTGATTTCGCTCTGCAAATTGTTGGCACGGCTTTCAAGGTTATCTTTTTCTGCTCTCAGGCGGTTATTTTCACCGTTGCGTGCAAGAATTTCCTGCTGTTTATTGATAAGTTCAGAGGCTGATACAGGTTCATTCGGCACGCCTTCGTATTCGGGCATTTCGGCGGCAAACTTTTTCTTTTGGTCTGCAATCTGACCGATAGCACGGCGCTCGTTATACACCTGTGTTTCCTGCGTTTCAAGCTCGTAAACTCTGTTGCCTACACCGATAATCTGCAGGAGCGTGTCAGCCTTTTCCTTGCCGGTTGCATTCATAAATTTCGGCAGGTCAAGAGCAAAGTTGCTGACAAATGCGTCAAGCAAAGCCTGTCCGCCTTTGTTGCCTGCGGTGTCAATTACTTTAAGACTGCTGTTCTTACCGCTACGCTCCACAACAATACCGTTTGAGAGCTTGATTTTAAGATGTGGCGGAATCGTTGAACCCTCACGGTACGGAGCAGACGGAGCGAAACGATTACCGCCGAGAGCCCACGCAATTGCGTCAAGAACAGATGTCTTGCCCTGTCCGTTTTTACCGCCCAACACGGTAAGTCCGTTTTCGGTCGGTTCATAAGCAACCGCCTTTACTCTTTTTACATTTTCAATTTCAAAAGCTGATATTTTTACTGACATATTAAAGTCCTCCTTGACAATTCGCTTAAAATTGTCTATCATTTAATTAAGGTATTTTTCTTTGTCCGTTGAGGCTTTGCAGAGCTTCAGCGGATTTTTCTTTTTTCTCTTACTTCAAGAATAGTGTTAAGGGTTTTACAATAGTCACTCACCTTGTATGCATTTAGGTTGTCCGCTTTATACAGCTTGTCACGCATATCTTCAAGAGCTTCTACAATTATTTCAATCTCTTCGGGATTGAACCCTGTATTTTCATAGTCGTAAAGTTTGCGAATGCAGCCGTAAAACTCGTTTGGTACATCTTTGCAGTCGTGCATTTTGCCGTAGATGTCCTTAACCTTGATTTCGCTGTCTTGATTTAAAGTTAATCTTTTCATCGGTTACACCTCCTTGCTTATAAAATCTGTAGCACGATATAGCGTCACGTAATCCCCCTCAAGGTCATCATCGTAATACTGTGCTGTCTCATCGCCCATTGCTTTAATAATCACGGCATAGTAATCTTCTTCCCATTCTTTCGCCGCTTCAATTATTTCATCAAGCGTAAACTTACCTTTAGCTTTTTTGAGTTTCAGACACCAGCGTCCCTCAACATCATATCCGCTTTCGACTGTTGTCCCCTTTTTCATTTACTGACCCCCACACATTCAAAATTGAATACTTCGGATTCAGGCGTTTCAAGGGCTTTGAGCTTGCGTTTTAGCTCTCTGTTCTCGTGACGATAACCGCTTGACGCTGTTTTTTCAAGTGCAAGGTCCGTTCTTGCGTTCCTTAGCTCAATGCTGAGATGTCTGTTCTCTGCTCTGAGGTTTTCAATATCTTTGAGCAGCTTTCTTTTTGTCGGGTAATTTCTTAACCGCATTTGTTACACTCCTTTCGCAATAATAACATTACATCTTGTGGCGTAGTCTATGAGCCTTTCAAGCGGAATGTTATACGACCATTTACCGCCCTTGAACAGGCAAGCCGTGCCTATTGGTAGCCTCTGCTCACGCAGTCCGTTATAAACAAACTCGGGAGTAATGTCGAGGTACTGTGCGGCAACTTTTGGTGGCACGTTCTTGTATGGCTCACCTGTTTTCGGATTGATAAGGATTTTGTCAATCATCTTCTTCACCTCTTTTCAGCAAAGTCCGTTTAATGGGACTGTGATTGTGGTATTATTGATTGTGTGGGTGAGATATTACCTACTGTTCTTTTTAAGAATTTCGTTGACAACTGACTTTTCTTCATTCGTCAGTAAGTTTTCAACCGGTGTATCTGTAATTTCAGCAATTTTCTGTC